ATGAAACCCAATAAAATATTACAAAAAAGCATTGTGTTTGAAAAAAAAACATTACCTTTGCAGTCGATTTGGAGGTTCCGTAGCTCAGTTGGATTAGAGCAACAGCCTTCTAAGCTGTGGGTCTTGGGTTCGAACCCCAACGGAATCACTTTGTGACCCCATGCGGGTCACCAAGAGACGAAATTTTAAATTGAAAGAAAGAGGACTTTTACATAACGTAAAGTCCTCTTTTTGTGTATAATAGGCTGATTTTCAGTGGAAAATCTATTTTCTATATTAGGTTATTTAGAGGTTAACATTATTGTCTAACATCACGGTGGAATTCCGCTAAGAGTACAGAAGAGGACATAATGTGACACGATGAGCCAAAAATGCGTTACACATTGCGTTACACGTTACGCAAAAGTGCGTTACACATTTTGAGAGCTTGCGGTACAAGAAACATTGGCTGCATCAGAAGAGGTGACGCAGCTGCTCCGCAAGTGTAAGAAGATTGTAACGGCTATGGATGTCCTTGACGAGGAAATGACCATGGACAATTTCAATCTTCACTTCTATGGCGAGGAGGTCATGCAGAAGAAGGAAGAGGAGTTGCGGGTCGGACAAGTTCGCCCACGACTTGGGGAGGGATAAATCGAAAAATGCTTCCATACTGCGAAAGTACGGAAGCATTGTATGGTGAGAAAAGACAAGTTGTTTATTCTGGTTTCTGCACAAATATGATTTTATCAGAAATATCACCTGCAGAAACTGCTACACGAACATAACGTCCATCCTGTGTTTCGTTTGGCGCAAATGTAACAGTGAGCGTATTTCCTTCCACCTTTGAAGACGTATAGCTGCCTTTAATTTCGGAATAAAGTTTGTCATCATACGCAGGAACGTATTTAATGGTTTTATCACGCACCTGTTCATTAACGTATTCAATCCAAAAATTCTTGTAATTCTTGCATTTGAAAGTATATGTACCGCCAAGTTTTGGCACGCCAATAGCCTTGCCAAAACTTGGTGTCAGTGCATCTTCATAATTGTTCTTTTCCCATTTTATGGTATCCCAATCACCATCGTCTTTGCTGCATGAAGTTAAAGATAAGATGCAAGTAAAAAGCAACATGGTTGCAAATAGTCTTTTTTCCATTTGTTATATATTTTATGGCTTTTATTATAAAACGCACAACTTCTTTGAATATTACATAAAAATGCAACTTTTTCAGAAGAAATACCCACTTGACTCCTTCTTATTTTTATATCCATGGTCTTCAAAGAGTTTGGCGGTGTCAGACTGTTTCCATTCAGCGAATACGTTGCCTTTTGCTAAACGTATGCTGTTCACGATGTCGATGATGCTTGGTATCGGGTATTCACCGATACGGAGGATAGAGAACTCGATGGCAGAGATGCGCTGATACATCCGCTTGTATTGAGCGGTGTCGAGAGTCATATCCCACTTGTTGAGAGCGTTGGCCGTGCGAAGCATGTCCATGAGTTCCGGACTGAAGAACTCCGTTAGGCGTAAGTATGAGGTCGAGCTGTGGCACGGCGTGGCGCATCGCCTCTGCAGCCGTGATGATACGGCAGTAGTGCAGGAGCGGTGTGTTGTCAGAGTATGTGCGGATGCGACTCATCGTGTCGGGCGAAACGAAAGTGTCGGTAAGCCATTGCTCCGCCTGTAAGAGGTGATACTGTATCTTGTCGAAAAGAGATAGCTCACCAGCAACCGCTTTGAGCGTGTTGGGTACGTACTTCTTTAAGGTATCATTGTCATTTATCAGCATTGCCATTGTCTTTGGGTTTGTTGAGTGAAACTTGCTTTGCGTCCTTATTCTCATCGAGCGTGGTGAGCTGGATGAATGGGCAGTCCGGCTTGACCGTTGTCCACTTGTTGAAACGGATGATCAGTCGCTGAACGGAGAAGAGAAGGTCGTGGTAAGGCTTTTGCAGAGCCTGGGCGATGGTGTAAAGCTCTCGCTTGTCGCTGCCAGAGTTATTGGTCTGCGACTTGCCTGGCACCGAGCCTACGAGGTTAGAATGTACACGCATGGTGAAGCACATCATGTTGATGGCTTCGACGATGTCCGTAGCCCAGTCGCCACCCTCATTGTCCGTCTCGATCTTGTTAATTACCACGTCATGCTGCTCCTCGCCGTTAGGTGAAACATAGAATGTGGAGAAGAGCACCTTGCCGCTGTTCTCCATGCCAGTGAGGAAGTTGATGATGTTGTCCTTCTCCTTGTTGACACGTTCCTGCTGCTTGACACGGTCAGTTATGCCCTCGACCTTGAAGATATTGTTCCAAAACGAGTTGGCAATCTCGATGTGGTACTATAGCACGCCTGTTTGCGGACGATACGGACGATGCGACTGGCATCCTCATTGAGGATGATTACGCTGACGCAAAAGTCGAAGTGCTTGAAGTCCTGGCACACGCCGAGGAAGTAACTTGCGAGGTCGTTGTCCAGTATAAAATCATCCACCTGCGCTTGCACTTGTGCGGTGGCAAGCTCCGTGTCATAGACAAGTCCGCTGCCATAGCAGACTTCAGCATTGAACATCTGGCAAGTGCTCATTGTCTCGTCAGACTCGATGAGGTCAATGATGTTGTACGGCATCTGATTGTCACCTCCCCACGGGATGTACTTCATCCTGTCGTTGATGATGATTGGTGCGATGTTGTGCTCCTCCTTGAAGACTTCAGATGTCTTGGTGGTGAAGGCAGCGGAGGCATGGGTGCCGGGGATGGTATGGACGGATGTAAATGTTAGTGTATCGGGCATAATATGCTGTTTTTGAGGCAAAGATAGAAGGCAATTAAAGGATTTGAAAAGACATGGGAAATATTACTTAAAATTTATGTGCGTCTCAAAAAGTTTCTTGATAGGCAAAATATTTTCTTTGAGTCCACATTATTGTAGGTAATATTATGTATATTTGCAAATTGTAAATGGAGATATGTAAAATGGCAAATAAAAAGATAAATCGTTTGAAAATTGTTCTCGTCGAAAAAGAAAAGACCAACAATTGGTTAGCAGAACAATTAGGTAGGGATAAAGCTACAATATCTAAATGGTGTACAAATACTTGTCAACCAGACGTTGAAACATTTATAAGAATATCAAAACTTTTAAATGTTGATGTCTCGGAATTGCTTAGATTAGATGTTGTGGAAATGTAAGATAAAAGTATGTAAACTATGGAAAAAAATAGTACAGAGCTACTTATGGAGCAAATAAACAAAATAGAGGGTGTACTTAATTTTCTTCATGTTCAGTTTTGAGAGGATTATGAAGATGATTGACTATATTTGGAAATATAAAAAGGTACAAAAAGCTAAAGAACAAATTTATGGCATTACCTAAATTTCAAGATTTCTTATATCCGTTTCTAAAGAAATTAGAAGACGGTAAAGATGTCACCTCAAAAGAAATGAAAACATTTCTTATTGAGCACTTTCATTTGACACCCGAAGATTGCGCGTTAAAGACTAAAAGCGGAAAAACCATTCAATTTGAAGATCGCTATAGCTGGACTCGTCAATGGTTGCGCCGTGCTTTGTTGATAATGCTACCAAAAAGAGGTATGTATAGAATAACAGAGAGAGGAAAAGAATATTTAAAAAATCATACATCTCTGAAAGAATCTGATTTGTTGGAATATCCTGAGTATGCTGAATATGCAGGTAAATCTCCTAAAATTGGTAACTCTGTTTCAACAAGAGCTACGAGTATTGATGCTGCAAATTCGACTCCAACTCCGACAGAGCAATTAGAATCAGCTTATCAGATAATCGTAAAAGACCTTGCTGCGGATTTGTTACAGAAGATTCTAGAACAGTCTCCAAAACGGTTTGAGCAAATAGTTGTCGACCTTATGCTTGCAATGGGTTACGGCGGATCATTGGATGATGCAGGAATGGTAACGAAATATTCTCATGATGACGGAATTGATGGTGTTATCAAAGAGGACAAACTTGGATTGGATAAGATTTACATTCAAGCTAAACGCTATTCTATAGGGAATACTATAGGAAAACCGGATCTTCATGCTTTTGCAGGGGCACTTGATGAAAAGAAAGCAAACAAAGGTGTTTTTATAACTACAAGCAAATTTACCTGTGAGGCACGCAAATTCGCAGAAGAAAAAGCGAGCAAGAAAATAGTGCTCATAGATGGTGAAGAACTTGCACGCTACATGATTGAGTATAACATAGGTGTCAGTACCAGACGAAAATATATCGTAAAACGTATAGATACCGACTATTTTGAGGAAGACGATAATGATATATAAGTTTGTGGATTTATTTGCTGGCTGTGGAGGCCTAAGTTTGGGTCTCCAACAAGCAGGCTTTGCCCCATGGTTTATTAATGAAATTGTGGAGCAATTCTGCAATACATATAAGTTCAATCATGATTTAAGTGATGAACATTATTATGTTGGAGATATCGCGGAGTTAAACTTGCATTTAGACGAATACAAGGAGATACTCTCAGATATTACATTGGTGTGTGGAGGCCCTCCTTGCCAAGGGTTCTCTATGGCAAATCGTCAAAGGATATTAGATGATCCAAGAAATTCATTATATAAGCAATATTTGATATTTCTGAGAAATGTGCGTCCAAAGTTCTTTGTGATGGAGAATGTTAAAGGTATGATGAACAAGATTGAAGAAATCAAACAAAATTTCAAGGAATATCTTGGTGAAGAATACCAATTTGATTATGCCATACTCAAAGCACAAGACTATGGCGTACCACAAAATAGGGAACGCTTTATAATGATTGGTAACCGAGTAGGCGTTTCTCCTCATTTAATATTTGAGGAAATTTACAGACACAAGCGTAAACCCTTTGTGTTAAAGGATGCCTTAGAGGGATTGCCACATCTAATTGCCAAAAAAGAAAAAGGTTCTAAAGGCATAGAATGTGCAGATTCTGGATTCACAGAGTGTGATTTTACATATATACATAACGATTTCTATAGTTTCATCAATGGAGACAAAGAAATAACAAAGCTCTATAACCACAAGAATCGGTATAATAATGAACGTGATATTGAAATCTATCGTCGTTTGCCACAAGGTGCAAATTCCCTGCATGAATCTATTGCTGACATAATGCCTTATAAAAGAAGAAATGACATATTTAAGGATAAGTATTTCAAGTTGGATGAATCTCAGATATGCAAGACGATCACTTCCCACATGAAGTTTGATTGCAATATGTATATTCATCCTTGGGATGCTCGAGGACTTAGTCCTCGTGAAGCAGCTCGTATTCAGACGTTCCCTGATGATTATGTTATAACTGGTTCTCAAAATATGTGGTATGCACAAGTTGGGAATGCAGTTCCAGTAAAACTTGCTAAAGCTATAGGCGATGGCATCATGAAATTTATAAAATGAGACATCTTGAATTATTTGCAGGCATAGGCGGTTTCAGAAGGGCTATGGATCTTCTGACACAAGACCGTATAATGAATTTTCACTGTGTTGGCTATTCTGAGATAGACCCAAAAGCAGTGAAAACATATTGTGCCAACTATCATCCTGATGAGGATGGTGAGGTGGCAATGGGCGATATCGTAGAGTTTACCCGTGACGTAAATAATATAACAAATCTACCGGACTTTGATTTGGTAACAGGTGGATTCCCTTGTCAGACTTTTAGTATGATGGGAAGACAAACAGGCTTTAACGAGGATAGAGGTCAGATGTTCTTTCATATCATAGATATCCTTAGAGAGAGAAGACCGCGCTATGTATTACTTGAAAACGTCAAGAATCTTAAGAATCATGACAAAGGAAGAACGTATAAGAGAATAAAAGAAGAATTGGAAGTCTTGGGATACAGTGTATTTACAGACATTTTCAATACAGCCAAGTTCCATCTTCCACAAACTCGTAACAGGCTCTTGATATTTGCAACAACAGAACCTGTGCCAGAAAACTTCGAGGAAATATTTACTTGCGACAATGTTGCAAATACATTTGAATCTGTTTGTGCGGAGTTAAGTACGAGTAATTATGTGACTGTAAATGATTTGCTAATGAGAGAAGTTGCCCCAAAGTATTTTTTGTCTGAAAGAATAAAGCCAACGATTTTGGCTGATGGTTCGGCAAATTTCAAATCTCGGTCTGATATAAACATGAGCATAGCAAGACCATTGACGGCTACGATGCATAAAATGCATAGAGCTTGTCAAGATAATTATTATAGTCAAGATTTTATAGAATCTCACGGCTCTATAAATCCTGTGAAAACTATGACAAAAGAAGAATTGGCCAAACTCCCTATACGAAAGTTAACACCTGAAGAAGCTTTTATGTTACAGGGATTTCCTTCTGCGTTTGCGCTGAATGGACGTAATGCAGGAGTTGCGGACGGTTCTCTTTACAAGCAAGCAGGTAATGCAGTGAGCGTAAATACTATTTATGCCACTCTTTACTTCTTAATTACAAACAATATAATACACGAATAGTATGTTCTTCTTTTTTGATATAGAAAAGCGTATTGGCTTAAAGAAATTAAGCAACGCAGATTTAGGAACCAGTGACACAAGTAGACAAACCCACATCGGACTTTACAATGATGTCCTTCAATTCTTAGGCGACAATGTAGTAATGACTGCAATGCTCGTCTATGGCGATTATTGCCAAATGTTGGATTGCTATTTTGATAGGATTGAAAATCCTGATGGAACTTACAGAAGCCCTAAGATTAGAATTGGAAGTAAGACAGAGGACTCTATCGTTTCTAAGATTAGAGAGTTCGCATTGACTGATACAAGTGCAGAATGGTATCTGCTTTGGTCTGGACTTGAAAATAAAGATTTGGTGTTTTGGCTTATCAATAGTAAGTCCAATGATTATAATTTCATAAAGGACTTAGTAGGGTCTAAAACTCACATTGTCACAGATGAAGACAATGCATATGTCTGTTTAAAAGACTTAATGATTAATAAGATAAATCGTTCAAGTGTCGATATTCAGAAAGAGATAGAGATTATCTCTCAGACAGGAATTCAAAGTAAGAAATACAAACCTTTTGATTTAGAAAAGGCAAAGAGGAACTTTGCATTTGTAGGCAAAAGGGGCGAGGAACTTGTAAACGAATACCTTGAACAACAGAAAAAATTACACTTTGTAGAGTCATTTGAATGGATGAATAAGAGCAGAGAGTCTGGGCTACCATACGATTTCATTTTGAACAAAGATCAATATGTAGATGTCAAATCAACCAGATTTGACTTCTCGCAGAATATCGTGTTCAGTAATCAAGAGGTTGGTTTTGCGAGTCAGCAGAAATCTGATCTTACATATTCCGTTTATAGAATTTTCGACCTTATCGATACAAATGCAAATCTGAAGATATGCACACAGTGTATGCCGTATATGGAAATACTCAACCAAAAAGTGCAGACATTTAATGATGCAATAATCCAAAGCAAGACACGACTTTTAGGATTGAATGTATCCGTATCTCCAGCAGATTGTTTTGGTAATATACAAGATATCATAAAATTGTAAAGTATGGAAGAAATCGTAAAACATATAAATGATACAAATGCCAGTTTTCGCCAGCCAAATGCTGGTGATGCTAAGAATACGGATTTGTTCTTGGACAATGAGCATTATTCTCTGTTTAAAGATAGTGGAGAACAAATTACTGTCCGGTATAGCAAAGAAAATCTGACTAAGGCAATATTGTTCATTGCATCTATTCTGCCGAGAAAATTCGACCAATCTGCTACACATGAATTGATCAAGTTCTCAAAAGAATTTGTTCTTGACCAATTAGCAATAATCGATGCTTTGTTTACTGTAGGCGGCAGGTCTGTAAATTCTTTTACTCAAGTTTGGAATGCTCGCAAGGATGTTCCACAAAAAAATGGCAAGATTGATAAACGGTTTTATTTCAATGGATTATTAAAGGACGTCCTTTATACAGATTATAAAGGTGTCCAACGCAAGACAAAATTTACTATAAGAAATTACTTTGCTGGTGGATATTCTGACTTGCATATTCTCAAGGCTGACGACGGAATATTTGATATACGAATATCAAATGCCAATGTTCCTACATTCGATAATAAAGAGGATGGGCTTGAAGAAGTTGCGGAACAAAAGAAAGAAATCAAATGTCTTCAACAAATTTACTATGGTGCGCCTGGTACTGGTAAATCGTTTGAGGTCAAGGACACTACCAAAAGGTATTCAACCATCCGAACCACGTTTCATCCCGATAGCGACTACTCTACATTCGTCGGAGCATACAAGCCAGTGATGGAAGAGACACCAGTGTATGGTGCGCAAGGTGTGGAAGTGGCAAAGGAGAAGCGTATTACTTATAGCTACGTCAAGCAAGCATTTCTAAAAGCCTACCTTGGAGCATGGCAGAAGTATGCCAAGGGCGGCGAGACGGCAGAACTGCAGTTCTTGGTGATTGAGGAAATCAACCGAGGCAACTGCGCCCAGATATTTGGTGATTTGTTTCAGTTGCTCGACAGAAGCGACAATGGATTCTCCACATACCCGATAGAAGCCGACTCCGACTTGCAGAACGAGATAAAGAAAGCGTTTGCCGAGGGCGGAGAGTATGCCATCGAAAACGGGCTGGACGTGGACGATGCTGTGGACGGCTACACAAGCAACTATGGCGAGACGTTGTCCGACGACATTAAGAACGGACGAGTGCTGCTATTGCCAAATAATCTTTATATATGGGCAACCATGAACACAAGCGACCAAAGCCTGTTCCCCATAGACTCCGCCTTCAAGCGCCGTTGGGACTGGCGATATGTGAAGATAGCCGATGCTGGCAAAGGTTGGAAGATAAAGTGTGGCACGGAATACTGCGACTGGTGGACGTTTGTTGAGGAAATCAACAAGAAGATAGCAAAGGAAACAAGTAGCGACGACAAGAAGTTGGGCTATTTCTTCTGCAAGCCAGACAAGAACGGGAATACCATATCAGAGGATAAGTTTGTCGGCAAGGTGTTGTTCTATTTGTGGAACGATGTGTTCAAGGATGGTGACACTTCTTTGTTTAAGGTTGGAGAATACACTGAAGAAGCGACGTTTGAGGCATTCTATAATGATGATAACACCGTTAACATAGAAGCTATCCGCAAGTTCTTAGTTGCAGTAGTAGGAGATAACAACATTAAAAGCGGAAACGAAGAAGGGCCATCACCAGATGGAAATCCTTCTAACGGAATAGATTACACGAAATACTCATTCAACGGTGAGACTCGTTTGTCAAAGAAAGATCTCGGATATAAAATTGTCATGAAGTACATCAATGAACATTCTGACAAAACTTTTGAAGAGCTTCAGAAAGATCTCGCTTTTGATGAAAGTGTAGATAACAAATATAGATACAAGGGTGTTTTGGCAAAAGTCGAAGACATAAATGGAAGCTATCAGAATTGCTTTGGCGATGAACAAACTTCTTCAGATAGTGTTAATTATAAAGTTCTGACTTGGTGGAACAAGTATAACATTGATTTCATCATAAACTTTGCTAAGAAACAAGGTTGGTCAGTAGAAAAAGAAACGGAATAGGAATATGCGCATACTAATCGAAGAATACCAATATGACTATGAGGACGTCGCTGACGTTCTCAAGGGTCTTGGTGTGCTTCAGGACGTGGAAGGAAAAGTCAGTCTGAGTTATGTGGGCTACTTCTTCAATCCGGATCCCGACGTTAACGATTGTGTGTTTATTCTGCCAAAGGTCTTGCTTGAGGGTGCATTCGGGCATGAAAAGGTGTTCGGTCATATCGAACCTAAGGACTTGATAAATGCGGACGACTGCAAAGAGCTGAAAACGGAGGAATATACCTTCATCTATAATCTGAGCGTTTGGATATATCGTGCCATCTGCGTTTTTAAAGACCATGAGTTCGACCGCATGGACTGTCCGAAGAATCAGCCAAGCATCGTGCTCTATCGGCGAGCCCCGATGATGGGACACATGAAAAAGCGCCGTGCCAACACTTTTTTGGACGTGTTGCTTGCCTTGCAGGAATGGAACCGTAAGAACGAGAGCTTCGTGATGTTCGTGGTTAAGAATATGCACTCCGGCGTGAACAAAATAAACTGGACACGGACCATATCGAAAAGCCAAGCCATCATACAGGACGGCATGGGAGGCTCACGCCGCCAAGACGTTAGCTATCTAAACCCCGTGAACAAGAAGCGTCAGATAAACTTTGACGAGGAACTTCTTGTCATTTACTATAGCATCCTTCAGCACATGCAGGACGAGTATGGTTTCCCCGTACGCATCAATGTAAATTTCCCTTTGATAAGAGGTGAAAAGTTTAAACGATATGTTAGAGGATTTGGGAAGCATCGTCTGAAACAAATTAAGTATAAATATTTTTCAGACAAAGCACTGGAGTTATGGGAATTGTGCTATGCTTTTTTTGACCGTCCTGAAAACATTACTCTTAATATAGACCAGAAGGAATATCTTTTGGTCAAGAGTTTCCATATAGTGTTTGAAGCAATCATAGATGAATTGATAGCAGGAGATCAAAGAAAGCAGTTGCCAAAGGAACTGAAAGACCAGCCAGACGGCAAACGAGTAGACCACATGTATCAATACAAAGAGTTGACCAATAACGATAACGATGACAACATCTACTATATTGGTGACTCTAAGTATTACAAACGCGGTAATGCTCTCGGTGTAGAGAGTGTATACAAGCAGTTTACTTATGCACGTAATGTGATACAGTGGAACCTTGACCTCTTTAATGATGGAAAGAAGGAAGACCAAGACGGACACGTTAAACTGCGTGATGACGTCACTGAGGGATATAATGTTATCCCGAACTTCTTTATTTCTGCCAACCAGAATGTACTCAGTGCAGATGATGAGATTCATTTGATAGATAGTGAGAAGCCCGAACATAAGCGTAGACAAGAGTATTACCTTAGTCGGCAGTTTGACAATAGACTCTTCGACCGTGATACCTTTTTGTTGGCGCATTATGACGTTAATTTCCTGTTTGTTGTGTCATTGTACGGTAGGAACAATTCTGCTAGAAAAGCAGAATGGCGTAATCGTGTCCGCCAGTTGTTCCGCACGGAAATACAGAATATGCTCAAAGAAAACTTTGAGTTCTATGCAATTACGGCACATGCAGATGTCAATGCAGAAGCTTATATCAAAGATAATTTCCAGACCTTGCTTGGTAAGGTGTTCCACCCGTTTGAAAACAGAGAAGGCAGCGACCAGCAATACTACTCTTTGGCTTTGCGCAATCCGGATAAGGAATATGAGTATTACAAGAAGGTGAAGCGTGATGCGGTACGAGCAGAAGAGGCGCGCAAGCGGATAGCTGACGAAAATGAACAGGTGAAGTTTGACCTAAGACAAGCGTTTTATATCGCTCCTTGTGAGTTAGGTGTTGATCCTCGTACTCTTCCAGAAGATGTCATGCCAGTGGTAGAGCCACGGATGCATGATGATATACCGAAACAGTTTCTCACGATGCACTATTTGGAGAATTATCCCACGGCAATGTTTCTTATCGGCATAGTAAATGGACTTGATCATCTACATTGGATATTCAGTCGCAAAGGTGGTAAGCGTGATGATGCTTATAATGTGCGACTTGGTAAGGATGTTCCTGGTGGTGTTGTCAAGAGTCGTGACTATGTAAGACATGCAAAGTTTGTGATACTGTATAATGCAGGTGAGAACAAGGTGTATAAAGCGTTCCGCGTCAAAAACATAGGTGAATTGACTCGTGAGCAGCTGATAAAGCAAGATTATCGAGATCCGCATCACGATAAGTATTTGTGTTATTTCTTCGATGAAGAGATAACGCTAGGCGAATTTGATATTCAAGGCATTATCAATGCCGATAAGGATAAATTCGAAGCAGATACGAAACGGAAAGAAGGATATGCTGAAGGACAGCCGGTATTCATGAGTGGTAAAGAACTAATAAAGTTTAGATTGTAATAAATTATGAGAAAAATAGTATTATCGATATTATTATGCATGATAACATGCTCTGTATTTGCCGAGACTCGCAGATATTATTGCGAAGTGAAAGGCATCGAAAGAGAATTGGGAACTGGTCTTAAAATTATTTTCGATTTTGGTGAAAACGCTTCTTATACTATTTGGGGCAGTTTGAGCAGTAAACTAAAATTTGTGGATGAGAATGGTGAGATTATAAATTTTCATAGCATGGTAGATGCAGCCAACTATATGGTAGAAAAATGTTGGATATTTCAACAAACTCACTCTTCTGTTTACAGTGGTAAATATATAGAGTGTTGGATATTCTATAAGGACGCAACAAGTCCTCAAGAGGCAAAGAAAGGTATTCTGACAGAACAAGACTATATGGATTCTCAAAAGAATAAATATAGTGATTCATATGAATGGTAATGTTTCCCTCGTATACATACTTTATCTTTGAGCTACACTTTTTAGTCATTATTTTTGGTTGTTACACAAATTATTGTTATATTTGCACATCAACTTTTGTTGTGGGAGGGTTAGTAGCCAGTTGGAGTATATGAACCATCGGGACAAAAATAAACCCTACGGCGGCATCCCATATACGGGCGATACCGCCTCTTTTATTTTATACAACACATCCTTTTTTACATATACACCTCAATCCCATTCACCTCAAATATACACACATTGCGAAGCTCTGGATTCCATTCGGGTCAAGCAGCTGTGCCTACACTAAATGAAATTCCAGACATGGACAAAATGAGCAAAGAACAGCGCAGCCATTGTATGGCATCCATACACAGCAAGAATACCAAACCGGAGATATTGGTTCGGCGGTATCTCTTTGCTCATGGGTTCCGGTACCGGCTGAACCATCCGCGACTGCCGGGACATACAGACATCGTGATGCGCAAGTATCGTACGGTCATCTTTGTAAATGGCTGTTTCTGGCACGGACATGAAGGATGCAAGTACTTTGTGTTGCCGAAGAGCAGGACGGAGTTCTGGCAAGCGAAGATAGAACGCAACAGGGAAAGGGACTTGGAGGAACAACGGAAGTTGGCGGAAATGGGTTGGCACTGCATTACGGTGTGGGAGTGTCAACTGAAACCGAAAGTAAGGGAAAAGACCTTGCAGTCGCTTGAATATACGCTATGCCACATTTATCTTGAAGACCACAAGGTAAAGAGGTATGAGATGCAGGAAGAAGAAAGAGTGATGGCAGCAGAGCCTGATGTGGAAAAGAAATAATAGTTTTTATATATCGCTAATGGTGGGGATAGCTATAAAAACTACTGCTGTTTAGTAAATGGATGATGGGATGATTAGAAGGTGTAGCTATTAGAACGTATGAAAACCCTTGTAAGGATCCATTTGTTGCATTTTCTTTTTGATATTCTGCGGTAGTGTAAACAGAGCCGTGACACAGTTCAGTTTACACTACCATGCTATTACAATCAAAATAATGAATGATTGTTACTAACAACAATCATCCATTACTTTATACGTTACTTTTTCCCTATTGATGCAAGATACTCATCCCATGTATAAAGGTCATGTTCCTTAAGATTTTTGTATTCTTGACCATTGGACAGGCATACCCAAGAATTATTGTAAAAATTCCCCAGGCGCAGTTGCTTCTGAGTACTCTTTTCTACAACTAAATCTCCCTCTTTGAATTTTGGCTTATTTAAATTTTGCTTTTCAGATGAAGAACTTTTTGATTTTGTTTTATTAACATAAAACTCTAAAGCAGCCAAAGGAGAATAAGAGAGGTTGGAACGTAAACAGTTGGGAATGAGCAGATTTGCACAAAGTTGCCAAATCGCCATAAAGCAAGCGAGTGAGGAATATTGAAGTAGTTCAGTTACTAAATCGTGAGCCACAGTTACCTATGCAAAGCAGGTAACAATACGGAAAGGCAACTTTGTGCATCAACGGATTTTATTGCGCTGATTCTCAATGTTTTGCGTATCAAGGAACGCTTACAAAATGATTATATTTGCACACTCAAAATGTAAGCGTTATGAAAATCGAAAAATTCAAGGTGTTGCTCTACCTAAAAAAGAGCGGAATGGACAAGAATGGAAAAGCTCCCATCATGGGACGCATCACGGTGAACAGGACTATGGCGCAGTTCTCCTGTAAGTTGTCTTGCTCTCCATCGCTTTGGAATCCTCGTGCCAGCCGATTGGAGGGCAAGAGCAAGGAAGCCGTGGAAACCAACAAGGACATCGAGCAGTTGTTGCTTTCCATCCAAAAGGCTTTCGATGTGCTTGTGGAAAAGAGAACGGACTTCGAGGCTAAGGATGTCAAGGAGGCTTTGCAGGGCAGTGTCAAGACACAGACCACCCTTCTCTCCTTCGTGGACGAGCATATCAGCGAACTCAGCACCCATGAGGGCATCGATATGTCGAAGAGCAGTGTCTGGACTTACAGAAAGATTCGCAAGAATCTCGCTGAGTTCATCGGGGAGAAGTATAGGTTGACTGATTTGGCTTTCGGACAGCTGACCGAGCCTTTCATCAGTGACTTTCACCATTACTTGCTTGACGAGAAAGGCTTTTCATCAGGAACCATCACCATCTATGTGTCGCTCTTCAAGAAGATGTGCCGCATCGCCTTTGAGCGAGGCTTGTGCAAGAACCTGCTGTTCGCCCATTATCGGGTTGGCACTCCAAGGGTTACGACACCCAAGTCTCTCAGCATGTCTGATTTCATAAAAATCCGTGATGTGGAACTGCCCGAAGACAAGCCTAGACTATCCGTTAGCCGTGACATGTTTCTTTTCGCCTGCTATGCAGGAACAGCCTTCATAGACACCGTTTCCATCACGAAAGCCAATGTCAAGGTGTTGGAGGATGGCGACAAATGGCTCATCTATAACCGCAAGAAGACCGGAACACTTGCCAGGGTGAAACTCCTGCCCGAAGCGTTGGAGCTGATGGCGAAATACGAGGACGGGGCAAGAGATACCCTTTTCCCATTGCTGAGCACGAATCGTGTTCGTATCGATCTCATCACCATCTGCAAGTTGGCAGAAACGAGCAAGACCTATTCCTACCATTCGGGACGACACTCGTTCGCCAGCCTCATTACGCTGGAGGCTGGTGTGCCGATGGAGACCATCTGCAAGATGCTCGGTCACAAGGATGTGAAGATGACGCAGCGGTATGCGAGAGTAACCCAAAAGAAGCTGTTTGAGGACATGGACAAGTTCATCGCTGCAACCGAGAAGGACTTTATTCTCGCATTATGAACAAGGCTTTCAACTTTTCTTTTTACAGTTTCAACTACATTATTATATTATAAGGACAACAACTATGAGCAGAAGTACATTTTCAATTTTGCCTTACATCAACAGACAGAAGGTGAAGGCAGACGGAACAGCCAACATACTTTGCCGCATCACTGTTGACGGCAAAAGTGCAGCCATTTCCACAGGCATATCCTGTACCCCACAGGAGTGGAACGCCAAGAAGGGAGAGGTACGGAACGCAAGGGACAACGGACGATTGGCAAGTTTCCTTGCTGAGGTCAAGGATAAATACAACTCACTTCTTACCGCCAATGGCATCATCACCGTGGAAATGCTGAAGGCTGTGTTGAAGGACAAGGACACGACAGGAAAATACTTGCTGAGTTTTGGCGATACCATCGTGGAATGGTATCGAACCTCAAAAGCCAGACAAACCTTTCTGCACAAGCGAACATGGCAGAAGAACCTGAGAGCCTTTGTCCATTCGTTGGATAAGGACGACATCGCCTTTGAGGACATAGACGAGAATTTCGGGGAGGAATACAAGCTATTCCTGAAACGAGACCAGGGACGCATCGACAGCTACGTGAACCATTGCCTTCTCTGGCTGAACATGTTGATGTACAAGGCAGTGGACAGGAGCATTATCCGCTTCAATCCCATAGCCAAGATAGGGTATGAGAAGAAGGCAGCCCCGAAGATGACCCATATCAGCAAGGCAGACTTCATCAAGATGCTCTCTACCCCGATGGCTGACGAGCGAACGGAGCTTGCACGCAGATGTTTCATTTTTGCCTCGCTCACCTCCTTATCCTATATAGATGTAAAGAAACTGTACCCTCACCATATCAGTGAGAACTCCGAGGGTAGGAAGTTCATCCGCAAGGAAAGAGAGAAGACAGGCGTGGAGTTCTTCGTGCCA